CCCGTCGGGCAAGGAGAAATAAATATGGAAATAATACCTGTGCTTATGCTGGCTGTACTAGCCTCAGTGGGACTCAAATCCATAATCGGCATGCGATTCCCTTGGGAGAAATGCTCGTGTTGTGGGAAGCCCATGCGAGAACACCAGAGGATGCCATGATCGAACATATCCCAGACCTGACCCAGCAATGCCCCTGCGGCGCGTGGACGGTGCCGACGGAAAGCGGACTATGTTATTCATGCGAAATGAAAAATCGTAGGATACCATGAGCAATCTTGAATTAGCCGCAATGGTCGTCATCAACTTGAAAAACATGGCGAAGATGACGCCCGTGGTCCTAGCGCATCCGATGTATGCCCTTGCGCTAGACCAAGCCGAAGCCTTAGAGAAGCAGTTGATGGAGGAATAGACATGAGCTTTGACACCAGGAAGATGAGAAATACATTTAGCGGGGCCGGGATGTTCAGTTCTTCTGCCCTCATGGACGCCTGCGATGTAATAGACGAACTTCGTCGCCAGCTTGACGAATCTGATAGGGCCAACGGACTACTTAGTTCGGGGATGCGTTCAGAGAAATCGGCCCGAGAAGAAGTCGAAGCCCGTGTGAAAGAGATAGAACAGACCTACCTGCACACGCCAGTGGGGCACATTATTGAGAATCTGCAAAAGAAGTTCAAAGCGTTGGAACAGGACTTTTGGGCCACAAGGGACAGGCTTATGCACCAGCTTGCCGAGTCCCAGGCGCAGGCCGAGAGGATGCGGGAGGTGGGAAAGGCGATGGTCGAGGCTTACGACCGAGCCGATGAGGCGGGAATATTCGCAGACCACGGAGAGCATGACGCTGATTTGACCAAGTGTCCCGGTTGCGCTTGCGATGTGGCGTCCGAGGATTTGCGCGAGGCCCTCTCCACCACTCTCCCCGCCGCCCTGTCCTCCGCGCTGGCAGAGGAGAGGAAGCGGGTGTGGGAGGAGGCGGTCAAAGCAGTGGGTGTCGGCTACGGTCCCGATGAAGAATCGAACGAATGGCGCAGGGGATACACAGCGGGTAAGGAAGATGCGGTCATGAATATCGGATTGCGGTCCAAAGCCGCCCAGGAGAGACCATGACCAAGTGGGAACTATTCGCGTCCCTTGCCCGCGACATTGGGGAAGCCAAGTCGAAGCAGAAAGTCATGGAAGCTTTGGAGTGGAATCTAAACCAGTGGTCTTGCTACGGGGATGAGCCCCAGGAGAGACCATGAGCCTCCATGTCCACTCCCCGGCCCCGGTACGGATGTTTCTCAAGATGGCGTACTGCTACAAGTGCAGGCGCGTGAGGTTGCACTCGGTCAAGGTGTACGAGTGGTACGACCCGTCGTGGTGCTGTCTCGCTTGCAAGAAAGCCGTGGTCCACCTGACGCGCAGACATGGGACATGGTGCGGGCAACCGCTTTCGGTCAGAAGGACTAGGGATGTTCTGAGAGCTACCTGCAAGAAATGCCGGGCATACCGGCGGGCAACATACATGAAGCCAAGTCAGGAGAGACCATGAAGTGTAAGCACAGAGATGACAATGGGCTGTGTCATTCTGAGGGGGCTGACGGGTTGTATGAATGTATGTGGTTCGACCAGCCCAGATGTCCCGGCTTCGAGCCCGCCCAGGAGAACGAACGGAGGGAGGGAGATTAGGACTGGACAAGCATCCCCGCAGCTGATAGACTATGAATAGCTTTTCAAAGGCTGACAAAATGCGCGGCAGACCATTCCAGAAGGGACACAAGGGTGGGCCAGGCCGGCCACCTGGATCCAAGAACGGATCATCGGTCTGCAAAGAGTGGGCCGACAAATTCGGTTTTGAATTCCTGATGCGCGTGGCAGAGGGCAAGGAATTGTTTGAAGAGAGGCGCATTGACTCCAAGGGAAAAGAGACGAAGTCCAAGCGCACGGCATATGTGAGCGAGAGGACATCTGTGGCCATCTACTTAATCGACAGAGCGTATGGAAAGCCATCGGCCATGATCGAGGCCGATATAACGGCTCGAGTCACCCTTGAAAAGCTGATCGCCAAGAGCAATACCATTGACGACTGAGGAGGTCGCTGCTCGCAAGATCCGCGAGTGGCGCAGGGATCCGGTCAGGTTCGTAGTCGAGGAGCTGAAGGCCGAGCCTGACGCATGGCAGCTCGAGGCGCTCAATGCCTACGGTGATCAAACCAAGCAGCGCATCTCTCTGCAGGCCTGTGTGGGACCTGGCAAGTCGGCGCTGCTGGCCTGGTGTGGCTGGCACTTCCTGTCCTGCTTCGGCACCCCAAGGGAGCGGCCGTAGCGACCACCTTCGACAACCTGCAAGATAACCTCTGGCCTGAAATGGCCAAATGGCAGGGCAGGTCAGAATATCTGCTTAATGCTTTCACCTGGAACAAGGAGCGGATCTACGCCAACGATCACCCCGAGACCTGGTTTCTCTCGGCCCGCAGCTGGCCCAAGAGCGCCAACGCCGAGGAGCAGGGCAGGACGCTCTCTGGGCTGCACTCTGAGTATGTGCTGGCCCTGGTGGACGAGAGCGGCGACATCCCGATCTCGGTCCTCAAGGCTGCGGAGCAAGCGCTCTCGAACTGCAAGTGGGGCAAGATCATGCAGGCCGGCAACCCCACGAGTCTCGAGGGTATGCTCCACGCTGCTGCAGCAGAGTTTGCCCACCTCTGGACGGTGATCAGGATCACGGGAGATCCGGACGATCCCAAGCGCAGCCCCCGCATCGACATCGACTGGGCCAGGGAGCAGATCAAGACCTACGGCCGCGACAACCCATGGGTCATGTCCTCGATCCTGGGCCTGTTCCCGCCGGCCTCGATCAACAGCATCCTTGGGTCTGACGAGGTCAGGGCTGCGATCGCCAGGCACATCCAGGGACCAGACTTTGAGTATGTGCAGAAGCGCCTGGGCATCGATGTGGCCAGGTTTGGCGACGATCGCACGGTCCTGTTCCCGAGGCAGGGCCTCTGCGCCTTCAAGCCGGCCGAGATGCGCGGAGCCACGGGCCCAGAGATCGCAGCTCGAGCAGCCCTGGCCAAGGAGCGCTGGGACTGGGAGATCTGCATGGTGGACGACACCGGAGGCTGGGGCAGCTCCGTGATCGACTCCATGAATCTGGCCAGCCTGCCCGTGATGCCAGTGAACTTCAGCGGAAAAGCCACCGATCCTCGCTACTTCAACAAGCGCAGCGAAATGTGGTTCAAGATGGCCGAGTGGATGAAGCGCGGATCCATGCCCGATGACCCAGGCCTGATCCGCGAGCTGTGCGCCCCCACCTACACCTTCCAGAACGGGAAGTTCAGGCTCGAGGAGAAGGAGCAGATCAAGAAGCGCCTCGGCTTCAGCCCCGACAAGGCCGATGCCTTCGTGATGACCTTCGCCATCCCAGACCAGCCATGCAATCGCACTGCGAATGCACCAGGAGCCGCCAAGCGCCACGAGGCCGACTGGGATCCATTTTCTGGTTCCTAAAATCTTCGTGACACTATTGACACAAATCCTGATTCCAGGCCATAATTGTCTGGATGGGGATTGTCTTCGCCAGGGAGACTCTTTCACAACAGCTTCTTGAAGAGCTGGCTCCTCTATTCCTGAAGCACCAGGAAGAGATCGGAGAGAAGCAGAAAGCCCGCCTGGAGCCCAACACCGAGTACTACCTTCGTGCCGAGCAGCTTGGTATGCTGCGGATTTTCACTGCGAGATCTGGAGACAGTCTGGTAGGATACTCGGTGGTGATGGCCATGAAGAGCCCGCACTCGGGAGATTTCGAGGCGCAGCAGGAGCTGCTCTTCATCGACAAGGACCATCGCAAGGGCAGCGTCGGGACGAATTTCATAAAGTTCGCAGACAAGAGTCTGTTCGATGAGAATGTCGCAGCCATCATCAGAGCATCCACCCCGCACCGAGATTTCTCAGATGTCCTGAGGCGCATCGGATACGATGAGAGCTGCACATTGTTCACCAGGAGGATCTCATGCCCCCACCCATAGTCGCAGCCCTGATCATAGCCGGCACAGCTGCAGCCACGACCACCGCTCAGATGGTTCAGTCCAACCAGGCCAGGCAGCAGGCCAAAGGCGAGGCCAACCAGCAGCGCTCAGATATGCTCCGGATGCGCCAGGAAGAGCTGGCCCGTCAGGGTCAGATGGAGACCAAAGAGGCCGAGGCTCAGGCCAGGACCGCAGCCAGAAACCGGCAGCGGGCGCTCGCGGCCGGCGGCGGCGGCAGGCGCGAGACGATCCTCACTCAGGGCCTCGGCCAGGTCGCAGCGCCGGCCCCTGCGGCAGAGAAGACGCTCCTGGGGGTCTAAGTGGCCCTGGTCCAAAGCGAGGACACGAAGAGATCCCGCCTCGAGTCCCTGCGCTCGCAGATGGACAACGAGCGGGCGAGCTTCATCAGCCATTGGCGAGATCTCAGCGATCACATCCTACCGAGGCGCTCGCGCTTCTTCTTGTCCGACAACAACAGGGGCGAAAGGCGCAGCCAGAAGATTATCGACTCCACGGCCACCCTGGCAGCGAGGACGCTGCGGGCCGGCATGATGGGCGGCATCACCTCTCCTGCGCGTCCTTGGTTCAGGCTGACGACTCCGGATCCTGAACTGGCTGAGGTCGGATCGGTCAAGCAGTGGCTCGATACCGTCACCCAGCGCATGAGGACGGTCTTCCTCAAGTCCAATCTCTACAACAGTCTGCCCCTGATCTACGGGGACCTCGGAGTCTTCGGGACCGCTGCGCTCTACATCGAGGAGGATCTCGAGGAGGTCCTCAGGACCTACACCTTCCCAGTCGGCAGCTACATGATCGCCAACGACGAGAAGCTGCGGGTCAGGGTCTTCTATCGTGAGTTCAGGATGACCGTGCGCCAGATTATCGAGAAGTTCGGCCGCAGCCGAGAGCGCAAGGAGATCGACTGGACGAACATCAGCTTCCATGTCAAGGCGCTCTGGGACCAGGGATCGAAGGAGCAGTGGGTCGAGGTAGCCCACTGCATCATGCCCAACCCAGACCACGATCCCGACAAGCTCTTCGCCAAGTTCAAGCGCTACTACTCCTGCTACTACGAGCGCGGCAGCTCGAGCGCCCAACAGTCCAACTACATGGCGCAGGAGCAGCAGAAGTTCTTAAGCGAGTCTGGACACGACTTCTTCCCGATCCTGGGAGTGCGCTGGGAGGTCAGCGGCGAGGATGTCTACGCCACCACTTGCCCAGGCATGGAAGCCCTAGGCGATATCAGGCAGCTACAGCTGGGAGAGAAGCGCGGGGCCCAGGCAGTCGAGAAGATGGTCACCCCGCCGATGATCGCACCGACAGCTCTACGGACGGCACGAACCTCTATTTTGCCAGGCGATATAACCTACAGCGATGAGAGGGAAGGCCAGAAGGGCTTCAGACCAGCTCACGAGACGAACTTCCGGATCAATGAGCATGAGATGAAGCAGGAACAGGTCCGACAGCGGATCCGCAAGGCCTTCTTCGAGGATCTCTTCCTCATGCTCGCGGCCAGTGACCGTCGTCAGATCACGGCTCGTGAGGTGGAGGAACGCCATGAGGAAAAGCTTCTGGCGCTTGGTCCGGTCCTCGAGCAGCTCAACCAGGATCTGTTGGACCCGCTCATCGACATCACCTTCGACATCATGCTGCGCCAAGATCTCATACCAGAGCCACCGCAGGAGCTTGAAGGGGTCGCGTTGCGAGTCGAGTATGTCTCGATCATGGCGCAGGCTCAGAAGCTGATTGGAGTCTCCAGCATTGAGCGCTTCGCCTCCTTCGTGGGGAACATGGTGTCCGTGACCCAGAACCCAGCTGTGCTGGACAAGGTGGACACCGATCAGCTCATCGATGTCTACGGAGATGCCATAAGCATCCCCACCAGTGTGGTCAGGACCGATGAGCAGACGGCTGGGATCAGGCAGGAGCGGGCCCAGGCGCAGCAAGCGCAGGCCCAGGCGCAGGCTATCCAAGAGATGGCTGGCGCTGCCAGGGATCTCTCCGCAGCCAAGACGGACGAGCCCAATGCCCTCACGGCTCTGCTCGAGCAGGCCAAGGCTGGACAAATCGCACCGCAATAGGAGATCAAGATGCTGAAATTAATCATGCTGGTCCTGCTCATGGCGAGCAGCGCTCATGCTGCGGAAGTCTTGAAGACCTTCACGACTCATTCGGTGGCCAGCGACAATCTCCTGGTCAAGAGGAGTGACGGGGCCACGATGACCGTGACCGGATCATTCGTCGGCAAGGTCCAGATTCAACGGAGCTACGACTCGAAGAACTTCGTTCCATATGGCCCGATCATTTCCGCTACTGGGGTCACCCAGATCGCGCCCGCAGATCGAGATGCCCTCTATCGCGTCTTCTGCACCACCCATACCAGCGGATCAATCGGGGTGAGACTGGCCAACAGGCTGGACATTCTTCTTAATCTGCAGTCGACTGCGGCTGGGGTCAATGCATTCAGAGTCACCGACAAAGAGGTGCAGTTCACTGCCACCAGCAATTCGACCGCCACTGCCAATGGATCCATGTGCATCGCTGGATCCTTTGCAAGCCTACCTACCGCTGGATTTCAGAGGGGATGTCTGGCCTATCAGGTCTCAGACAACACCCTATATGTGTCGACCAAGATCGTGACCGCGCTCGACGCTTGGAAGCCTGTCTGGTAGACGATGGCCGACATCACTCCCACGATCGAGGAGATCGTCACCAGGGGAGACGACGGTCATATCATAACCTGGGGCCCGATGACGGCCGGCGATGTCGGCCTTCCGATTGCCATGATGGGATCGGCCCGCAGGACCGTGCAGATCGTGGGGACATTCTCTGGGATGGATCGAGTCCTAATCGAGGGCTCCATCGACAGCCAGAACTATTCTCCACTGACAGACAATCACGGGAATAGGCTCGAGTTCAAAGGAGCCGGTCTGTCTTCCATATCAGATCTCACGCGCCTAATCAGGCCAAGAGTCTCAGCAGGATCTCCGACCGGTGTCCTTGTGAGCCTGCTGGTCAGGAAGGAGTTCAGGTGAAATGCCTACTGCTTCTGTTCTTCCTGGCCTCACCGGCCGCAGCAGACACTCCGTGGCTGGATCCTCAAAACTATGGAACCACCGCAGTGGAGGTCAAGAAGGGGACGGTCGCTGTAGAACAGGCTGGCCCGTTCACGGTGAGCCTATCCACGGACCCTGTGTCGGAGGTAGGATCTTCATTCGTCTCGGTCAGCGCCAGCATATCTGTCACGGCCGGCGCTGGCAGCTCCATTTTCAGTTCGACAGGGACCATCGTAACCTGTGGGATCGTGCCGCCGGTTGGGGCGAGCTATATGTTCGAGGTCGTCACCAACGATGCAGACGAGTACCCAGTCTATGGCCACAACAGGATCGTGTCTGGGAGGGTGGGAATGTCTGGTCATGGCGAGACCGTGATGGGCAGCAGCAAGATCAAGATCTCGGCCGCATCGGTTGATGGGTCTTGGAAGGTGAGATGCATAATCAGACGGTAGGGAGAGAAAAATGAGAACAATGATGGTTTCAGCGCTTCTGGCCTGCGCGGTTGGCGCGGCGAATGCTGCCGGCTATCTGGGTACTGCGAATCAGGATGTGACCGTGACCAATGAGCAGCTGCTCATCGGAAGCACGGAGACGCTCAAGGTCCAGGCCCAGGCCGGCACGGCCAATATCGGAACGGTCAGCGGATCCACCGTGACTGCCATCATCAAGGATGCGGCCGGCAACGCTGCCACCATCACGGGCGGGAAGCTTGATGTCAATGCTTCCATCGCTGGGACCGTGAACGCTGATGTCAGCGCTTCCACCGTAGGCATCAGGGGATCTCAGGGGCTGATCATCACCTCCGAGAGCGTCGATGGGGGCAAGACCGCGCTTGATGTCCTCAACAAGGGACGGGCAAGCCTGGATGGCAAATCCATGGTCTACAAGTCCAGCGACAATATGGTAGTCGGTGGGTCAATAACCCTGACCGGACTGGCCAATCAGGTCGAGCTGCAGGCCATCAGCAACGACTGCGTCTACGATATCAACGGTGGGGAGCAGATCACCGTCCTGAGAAATACGGTAGAATCTTTCAACTTCGATTACACCAAGGTCAATCTTGTGGTGAATCTGATATCGAAGGGTGGTGGCGCTACCTGCAAGGTGAGGATCATCGGAGCCAACTGATGACCAGAGCCTCATTCGTTTCTCTCCTGATCGCCCTGGCTCCAGCCCTTTCATGGGCTGGGGCTGGGTCGATTGATGGTGGGCAGGTTTCGATCTTAAACATCTCTACCGAGACAGCGGTCTATAGCACCACCATGAAGCCGTTGGTAATGCGATGCCTGGCAGCTGATGGGGTGACATTCGAGTCCTGCGGTGGCGGCGGGAGCGGTGTGGTGACGACTTCCGCTCCGGTGCTTGGTGTGGGCTCCGTGGCCGACCCGATTCGGGTGGACCCATCAAGCGTGACGCTCTTGGGTCCGGTCATCGACAGCGCCGAGGTGTCGTTCAATTACGCAGGATCATCGTCCAAGGGAGGGGCGGCGACCAGCGTGGCATCTGGCGGGGTGGACTTCAGCACCATCACCACGGCTCTCAACGCGAAAGCAGACACCTTCGTCGGCATATCGTCTGTGTGCGCGGCGGGGCAGTATCTGTCGTCAGGGACATGGAGCAATGGCGTTCTCGTCGGTGGTGGATGTGTACCGGTTGGCGGGGTCACGGGTTCAACTTGGAGCGTCGTGGCGGGCGACATCATTCCAACCGACACGAATAACAACATACGAATCACGAAAATAAATCCAACCTTCAACATCGAGAACAACAGCACATCGCAATACTCCCAAGCGCAAATAGTTTTCGATACGACGAATCAGGCTTCAGACATTCGCTATGTTCTGTCGGCAGAAAAATTATCTGCGGGGTCTGGTGGCAGTTCATCGTATTTCATAAGGCGGCAGACCGGCGGCGATTGGTTGGACTACGCTCGTTTTAATTCCGCTGGGACCAATGATGTGACCTTTAACTATACCAAGTCGGCAGGGCTCTCCTACGGCCCCGTTAATATCGCTAACGGGGATTTCCAGCGAGGCGGGAACTCCGTGGCGTGGATGACCCATTTCCAACAGGCATCCAGCGACAGGCAGAGCAGCACTACCGGCGGCTTCACGAACAAGACGACGCTGACCACCGGCTCCCTTCCGAGCGGGACCTATCGCATCGGGTGGTCGGCAGAGATTGCGGAAAGCAACGCCACATACGACACGCTCCTTCGGGTTCAGGTCAATGGTGCCGATGTTGCCAACATCAACGAGGAGTTTCAAGACACGGCTAATTGGCTTCCCAAGTCTGGGTTC